CGAATTTTTCAGGAATCCAAAGGCTGAGTTTCCCAAATTTCTTCCGGTTAAGTCCAAGGCAAATCAGAACGTCATGTTCCAGATCAGCCAACAATTGGACAATTACGCTCCCCGCGCGCGACTCCAGAAATCGCTGCAAACCATAGAAAACAAGCAGCTCAGCGATGCCGCTGACATTCAGGAGCTGTTCAATGTCAAAGTTGTAACTCCAGAAGGCTCTATTGATCAGACCGTTTTTGATCAGTACATGCCGAAGCTTTTGGAAACCCGAAAGCTGAAAGATTACAGCCAAGACGTAAGGGCCGCGTACACACAGACGGACAGCTCGCTACCGTTTGAACAGCGACTCGGGGAGGCAATCAAAGCGGCCAAGGAACGTGGAAAATCTTCAACTGAAAGAACTCAGGAGAGGAACGCGGAACTTGCAATCTCTGAGTACACGTCTGTTTTTGGAAAACCGGACGAGCAAACTGATGCTTACATCAGGAACAACGCTTTGACAGGCAAGTGGAAAACCCCTGAAGGAACAGACCAGAAGCGACTTAGAGCCGACGAGACGATTTCACGGTCGGCATCCACGCTTGTAGATCAGCTTGATGCGTTTGAAAAACGGTTTGGCCCTGGCACAATCCAGAAGTATGTCGGCCTCATTGATGGCAAAGTTGAGGAGCTGAAGCGAAAGCTTTCGTCTGCAAAAACTGAAGAGGAAAAGCAGGCGTACGCATTGCTCCAGCGGTTTCAAAGCAACTTCAACACGGTTGCGTTTGAGAAGTCTGGCAAGGCTGTCACCTCTCAGGAAATGGAGAGGCTTCGAGCTGCACTCGGAAACATTCAAAGTAACAACTTTGCTGATGATGTCAGGAACTTTGCTTCTCTTGCTTCCGAAGACTATTACGGAACGATTGACTCGTTCAAAGATCAGTACCGGATTACTCCGAGTCAGGTTCGGCAGGCCAACGAGCTTGTCACTAAGTTCAAGCTGCCGCTGAATCCGTTTGGCCAGCAGCAGACTCCTGCCGCCGCTCCTTCATCTGGAGGATTCAAGATCGAATCAGTCGAAGTCATCCCGTAATAACTTATGCCAAAATTTGCTGTAACGGTTAACGACAACGGCGTTCGTAAGCGCGTTGTACTAGAGTCCGATACGCAACCGACTGAAGCCGACGTTCTGTCGGCGTTGCGTGGATCGGCGCAGCCATCGGCTCCAGCCACCATCGCTGAGATGCGTCGGCGTGAGGAGGCTGGCCAAGTCTCCGCGCTAACTCCTGCTCAGGTTCAAGCTCAGGTTGGTTCTCCTCAACAGCTCGAACAAGCGGTTCAGGATGCGAAGGATGTTGGAAAGCAAGAGGGTTTTCTTGGGACGCTAAAGGAGGCGTTTAGCGGACTCGGAGCGGGTGGGGCTGGACTTGCTGGAGGTGAAGTAGCTCGCGCTCCAGTCGGTGATAGCCCTGAAGCGAAACGATACCGAGAAGCTATTGCGTTTCAGACTCGAACTGTTCCGGTTCTTGGAGCCGCATTGTCCACAGGTGGACTTGGCGCGATTCCGACCGCTTTGACGATGGCTGGAACATCTGCTGTGGCAGAACAAACAGCTCAGGAGTATGAAAAAGCCACTGGACTAAGGGAAAAACGAGAACCTGGAAAGGTCGTTGGGGCTGGTATTTTTGGTGCAACCCCAGGACTTGGACCTGTTCAGGGTATTTCAAATCCTTTGATGGCAGGAATTTGGCAAGCCGGTAAACAAGCACTTCTAAATGCTAGTACTGCCGCATTTTCTAAAACCGTTGAGAAAGCTATTGATGAAGGTCGTAGACCTACTCTTGAAGAACTTGAAAAGGCCATCGAGCTTCCAGCATACCTTGGTGCTGGAACTGGATTTATCGGCGGTGCATTAGCTCGTGGCCAACAACCGTTAACAACGGAACAACAGGTTGCTCAGCAAGGACTCGAAGCCGGACAACGAATTGAACAACAGGTTGGAGCCGGTGCTGCACCTCTTACTGCATCGCAGCAGACTGGACGAAATATTCCAGGTCAATTTGGAGCTGGGTCTGCCGGACTTTCTGCTCAGCAAAATCTAGTTCAACGACTTAGGAATGTTCTCAATCTCAATCCTCAACAGGAACAAGCTGTTGGACAGGCTGTTCAACAGGAACTTGGTGCCGCCGAGGACATTTCGAGACAGGCTTTGAGGCGGCAAATTCAAGCTGGCCAAACTGCCGCTCAGGGAGAGGTTGAAGGTGTTGTTCGCTCGATAATTCCAAACGCTCAGCGAGCGGCTTCTTCTGAAGCGTCTGCAAACAACGCTTTGTCCGCAATCCGACAAGAGGACCAAAGGCTAGGCGGACTTGTTGACAATGCTTACAACGCAATGCGAACGGCGTTGGCAAATCGACTCGGTGGCCGGCCAGAACCTCGTGTCGCTCCAACTGCAGCTCTTGGACAAAGGATCGATGATCTTTTGTCAACCTTGGCTACCGAAGAAAGAGTCACGACGACTCCATCTTTGATTATTGGCGGACAGCCGACTGTTACGGTTGAAAACGTTCCGTCTCAATTTTTTAATGAAGCAACTCGCAGGGCAGAATCTCTACGAGAAGTTGCCAGAAGCCCTCAGACTATGGAGGGGCTTGTTGGCCTTCGCCAGTCAATCGATGGTCTGATCAATTATTTCAACGAATTCGCACCTGGAGTTGGTCAACGCCAGCTTCGCCAGTTGCGTTCAGCCTTGAAATCAGAAGAGCTTAACGCGGCTCGGAGGCTTGGAGTCGAAAGCGAATTGGTTGCTGCTCAAAACTTGGCCGAACAGCGATTCAATGTTTTGCAGGATAATCCGATTATCCGCAAAGCTGCGTCTGCTGCTGGTGAAGGCGGATTCCAAAACGCTGAGACTTTTTATTCTCAGCTTGCTTCACAACCTGAAGCTGTGGCTTCAATCAACAATCTGCTCTCTACGACTGCTCAAGGTAGAATTCAGTTGAATCAAATTAGAAGGGGGTTGCTTGACTCTTTGCGGTCTGATCGACCGATTGAAATTGCTGGTCAACAGTTTGAAAACAGCGGCTCTCTTTTGAATGGATTCAGGAATCTTCCCGAATCGACTCAAGCGTTCATTGCTGGCAACGCTCAAAACGCGAATCGATTGCGCTCTATTCTTGAGGATGCAAATCGGGTTCAAAACGCTGGCCGTTCGATTCCTTTAGGGGGCGGAATCTCTCAGGCCGCTTTGACCGAAATTACGGACAATCTCGGGAACATAAACTCTCAACGATTGAGGCAGATTGTCACCCAGGACGCTCAGTCTGCCAGGGCTAGGTCTGAAGAGTTTTTCAACAACACGACCAGAGAGGTTCAGAATAATCGACTGAATCCAGATGTGGACTCGACCGAGTTTGTTCGTGATTTCTTGTTCAGGTCGAACAATCCGCAGATCGTAAGAAATGCGCTGAACCAACTTGCTCCTCAAACCAGACAAGCCGTTCAGGCTGATGCCGCCGCAGCTCTTTTGAATCACGTTTCTGAAACTGCTCCTCAGAACATTCGACGCGGTGTTCAGACTGTCGAAGACATGCTTCAAGATCCTAACCGAATGCAGATCATCCGCGAAACGCTTGACCCTGCTGATTTCAACTTGATCAACGACTATATGCTTTGGACTCGGGCTAGGAATTTGACTCAAGAAGGCGGTCGACTTCAGCCGAACCAACTTGCTGATGCGGTTATGTCGTTTTCTAAAGCTAGGTGGATTGTTGATGCGCTCGTTGGAAATCCAACAGCTCAAAACTGGTTGGCTTCTATTTCACGCGCTCCACGTTTTATTGGAGGATTGAAACCAAACATTACGGCTCAACAAGCAGAGTCATTTGCTCGCAAAGCAAATGTTCCAGTAGAGACGTTTTATCGCACATGGGACGAACTAAAACAAAAGTCCGATCAGGTGCGTAATAGTTTGCCAGAAGAGAAACGCGCAATTTTCGATGAGACTCTTGCCATTCCTAGCCGTCCTCGTTGAACGATGAAAACCTCCCTCTCCAAAAAAGGTAACACCTACAAGGGGCGTAAGGTGACACTCAACAAGCCGTTCTACACTCCTGGCGAGCGGAAGAAGAGCGCGGTGTACGTCAAGAACGACAACGGCAACGTCGTCAAGGTTCGCTTCGGCGATCCGAACATGGAAATCAAACGCGACAATCCTGAGCGTCGTAAGAATTTCCGTGCGCGGCATAACTGCGCTACGGCAACCGATAAAACGACTCCTCGGCACTGGAGTTGCAAATCCTGGTAAATTTATGGACAAGATGAAACTTGGCGGTGGCGGTCGTTACGAGAAGCTGATCGGCAGTCTTGAGAAGAAAGGTGTGCGCGATCCTCGCGCTCTAGCGGCTTACATTGGCCGTAAGAAGCTCGGCAAGGCGAAGTTCCAATCGCTCGCTGCGAAAGGCCGTCGCCGCGCCATGCGTGAGAAGGCTAACGCTTAGGATATCGTCCTTTGGAGTACGGCTTTTTCGCCGACTCCTTATCGACGACGAACTTCTCAGGCTCAGCGTAGTTCCATGAGATGTCGCCGTTCGACCCACGCTGGATCATAATCGATCCGGTGACTTTTCCGTCTCTGTCCGTCATGCCGGAACGGTCAGCTCGTTTCGCCATGCCGAGCATGAAGCGACGAGGGTTATGGAATCCAACCTCCTTCATCACAATCACCTCGCGCGCCCAGTTCGTCAGGTCCGACGATCCGAATCCTGAGTAGGCCAAATCTGCCACGCTCTCAGGCTTGTCGTCCTTACCCTTCGGCTTGGGGAAGTGATGGACAAGCACCAGGACAACGCCTGTCTCCATCATAATCGGCTGAAGCAGGTGTCGAGTGAAGTTCGCGCAGACCTCGATGTCCGACGGATTGCCTCCCATGTAGGAAAGCAGCGGATCGATGTAAACCAAGTCAGCTTTTGTTTTGCGAACGAGTCGTCGCAGCATTGTGGCGAAGTCAGCGCCAGTTCGAACCGTTTCGCGGAAGAAGAGCATGTTCGCATTCCGCAATCCTCGCTCCCAGTTCTCCTTGCCGAACGTCATTTCGGCAGCGCCTTTGAGTGCGTCATGCTGATCGGCGATGTCGTTCTCCGCCTGAATGTAAACCACCTTCAGCGCGCGGACCGGTTTGACTCCAAACCAAGCCGCACCCGACGCCCATTTCAGCCCCTGATACGCAGCCATCGAGCTTTTGCCACAACCACTCTGGCCTACGAATAGAAGAGATGAACCGCGTCGAATCCATCTGTCGCCGATCAGATTGTCAGGATCGTTCTTAGGATCGTACTCGATGATGCTATCGAGCGTGAATTCCATCGGCAGATCCTGAGCATCCAGATCGTCCTTGAACGCTTCCCAGTTCACCGCGCCGACATTGACGGCCAAGAGCTTCTGCTCAGCGCCATTACGCATCACGCCGGGAAGGCGGCTGAACCTGCTCGCATTCTTGTTCTTCGGATCGATTCCGATGCTCTCCAGATGCCGGTAAACGATGTCACGGCGCTCTGCCCATTCTTCCTTGTTCGCCGCATCCACACGCACCCAGCCGTGCAAGCTCTTGCCGCCTGAATCGATGACGACCGACAGCGGCAGCTTCGACTCTTTCAATGCTGTCCACTGTTCGTCCTTCGACTTCTCATCCATCTCAATGAGAACATGGCGATAGGCGGAGACACCGGAGTCTGAGCCGCTCTCGTCGAGACATGGGTTGATGCGGACGTATGCACCCTTGCTCTCCTCGCTCGTCCACATCGAGCTGATGGGTGGGGTGAAGTGATTCTGAATCCATTCCTCGCGCTTGAGGAACGTACCCTTGGAAGCTGGCCTACTCCTACCTTCCTCGTCGCTCACGATGTCGTTGCAGATGCAGACAACTTCATCCGGCTCGAAACAGGCTTTGAGAAAATCGACGGTTGAAAATCGAAAGTCAGACTTCGGAATTTCTTGGATCTTGCGGACAACAAACTTGCCGGTTGGAGACACCGGAGTGCCGCCCTGACCGATGCTTGAGTGTGACTCTAGAAGCCAGCCACGCGGCTTGTCGTGCGAGACTATCTGCGCCTGATTCAGCTTGTGGGCCAGTTCATTCGGTTTCCACGGAGGATTGCACTTCGTGTTGTACTCGCAGAGAAGCGTCTCAGCTTCTGTTCTGGTCAGCTCAAATCCGTGAACTAGAGCGGTGGCAACAGCGAATGTCGCCCCGTGTCCGTTCTGACCTGCGATGGCTCCTGGCGTGGCTTTGACCCATGCTCTTGCACGGTCGAATTTCGATTGATTCATTAGATTCCAAGGTGTTTGCGCGCTATGTCGCCGCTCTTGCCAATGTCTGTCGTGGCAATCTGGCGAATGACCGACTTGTGTTCCTCCAACTTTCTGAAAAGGAGAGCCAGCTCTTTGGGTGTTATCAGGTACTTGCTCCAGTGCTGGATCTTGATGGAGCGATTCTGAAACTTCCCAAAGAGCTGCTCTTGTGCGGCGATGTAATGGTCAGGGCTTATCACCTGATGCTGGTGTGAACTTGGCTTTGAATTCAGCTTTCGTTCTAACGTACACCTTCGATTTGCCCTCT